ACCCCCCTCATTTATAGGAACACCCCCCTTAGGAGTCCCAACCTCCTCTTGCAAAAAATAATTTTTATAGCTAAATTACGCCATCAGTCCAAGGACTTGCGAAGCTATGAGTATTAACATTTCACCCGAATACGGTGTGCCCTTATCCGACCCTGCCGATAAGCTGCCGTTTGATACACGTCTCGATGCGTTAATACAGACCGTTGCAGATTTAGAACGTGCCGGTCTTGACGTAAGCCCAACTGAGGAAGATAAAGAAGTTGCGGCAGTCATTACCCGTGCCTATGCGGCGGACCAAGACAAGACTTCAACAAGTGTTAATACGGTTAAGGCATCGACGTTAACGCCTGCTTCCTTGCTGCACATCCGGGCGTATCTAGACGAGTTTGGCAAAAATGTCGTGCATCAATCGGTCGAACTACGTAATCTTGTTACTAACAGGCTTATTGAAGAGTCTCAAAATCCCGATCCTCGTATCAGGATCAAGGCACTGGAGCTGCTTGGTAAGCACTCGGATGTTGGACTCTTTACGGATCGGTCAGAAGTGACCATCACGCATCAGACAACTGATGAGCTGCGTAATAAGTTAAGGGAGAAGCTGCAGAAGCTAACCCGAACCACCCAAAAAATCACCCCTGCCGATGACGTGATCGATGTTGATGCCGAACTAGGGCTTTCGGAGAAAGAAGTTTGGGTAGCCGAAGATGCGGTTTCTGAGGAAACTGATGACGACTATGCTAAATGACACCCCATTAGATTTTACGGAACTTGAGGTCCAGCAGATGCTGGACAATTTGGACGCTTTTTCTCCAGAAGAACAAGCCGAAATCCTGAAAATCACGGAAACGCTGGAGAAAAGGCAACATGCAAGTGCATGTATTGATGATCTGATTGAGTTTTGTAAGCATATGCAGCCGGATTATCTGGTGGGGAAACACCACCGGAGGTTGGCGGACTTGCTGATGCGGATTGCTGCGGGGGATGAGGACCGGATTTGCGTCAATATGCCCCCTCGGCATGGGAAGTCACAGCTCGTTTCGATCTATTTTCCGGCTTGGTTCATGGGCAAGTACCCCAATAAGAAGGTACTGATGGTGTCGCACACCACAGATCTGGCAGTCGATTTTGGTCGAAAAGTGCGGAATATTATTGATTCTGCCCTTTATAAAGAGATTTTTCCGCATGTTCACCTTGCTTCTGATTCCAAGAGTGCGGGTCGGTGGAACACGAGTGCGGGGGGTGAGTATTTTGCCTGTGGCGTGGGGTCTGCGCTGGCTGGACGAGGTGCGGATCTGCTTCTTGTGGACGACCCCCATAATGAGCAAGACATCATTAATGGAAACTTTGATGTTTTTGATAAAGCCTACGAGTGGTTTACGTATGGTGCTCGGACCCGTCTGATGCCGGGTGGGCGTGTTGCCATTATTCAGACCCGTTGGCATCAAGATGACCTCACGGGGCGGGTAACCCGGGACATGGCACAAAATGAACGTGCCGATCAATATAAGATTGTTGAGTTCCCGGCTATTTTGACCATAAACGACAAGAAAACTGGGGCACCCAAGGAAAAACCGCTTTGGCCTGAGTTCTTTAATCTTGAAGCCTTGTATCGTACCAAGGCGTCCATGCCGCTTTTCCAGTGGAATGCGCAGTATCAGCAGAATCCAACGGCTGAAGAAGCTGCCGTTGTGAAGCGGGAGTGGTGGAAAATCTGGAAGAAAGACGATCCGCCTTCTTGCGAATACATCATAATGAGTCTGGATGCGGCGGCTGAAACCCATAACCGTGCCGATTACACGGCGATCACGACATGGGGTGTCTTCTTTAACGAGGAGACCGATGCCCATAACATCATTCTGCTCAATTCCATCAAGGGTCGGTTTGAGTTTCCTGAACTCAAGAAGAAAGCCTATGAAGAATGGAGCGAATGGAATCCTGATGCGTTTATTGTGGAGAAGAAGTCCGCAGGCACTGCCTTGTATCAAGAGATGAGACGGACAGGTATACCTGTTCAGGAGTATACTCCGCACAGAGGGACCGGTGATAAACTGGCTCGTTTGAATTCTGTTGCCGATATTATTTCATCAGGACTGGTTTGGGTACCAGAAACACGGTGGGCTGAAGAGGTGATTGAAGAGCTTGCCGGTTTTCCATTCATGAGCCACGATGACTTGGTGGATTCGACAGTAATGGCATTGATGCGATTTAGGCAGGGTGGATTCATCCGTCTGCCCAGTGATTACAAGGATGAGCTTTACAGTGCGTATCGCTCGCGTGGACGTAACCGGTATTACTAGCACACCACAGGATAAATCATGGCAACGAACAGTATGACTCCCAGCCTTTACGCTGCGCCCGTTGGGATTGCCACTCTTGACGAAGAGGAAGGTGCAGAACCCCTGCAGATTGATATTGTTGACCCGGAGTCGGTCACGCTCTCTGATGGGAGTATGGAGATTACGCTCGTCCCGGATGCCGAGATTGAAGAAGGTGAATTTGATGAGAATCTTGCGGATAAGATGGATGAAGGGGAGCTGAACGCTCTAGCCTCTGAGTTAATGGGTCTCGTTGATGCGGACGTGACGGCACGTAAAGACTGGGCGGATATGTACGTCAAGGGTCTGGAGGTGCTGGGATTCAAGTACGAGGAACGGACCGATCCTTGGGAAGATGCGTGTGGTGTGTATTCGACCCTGCTCTCTGAAGCGGTAATTCGGTTCCAAGCGGAGACAATGAGTGAGACGTTCCCCGCTGCAGGTCCGGTGAAGACCAAGATTATCGGTGCGGTTGACCGCATGAAGGAGCAATCTGCCGAACGTGTCCGTGCAGATATGAACTATCAGTTGACCGAGCGGATGGTGGAGTATCGGTCAGAACATGAGCGGATGCTCTATTCACTGGGTCTTGCGGGATCGGCGTTCAAGAAAGTTTATTACGACCCCCGGTTTAGGCGGCAGGTTTCGATCTATATCCCTGCCGAGGATGTTATCGTCCCATACGGGGCCTCGCATATCGAGACGGCTGAGCGCGTGACTCACATCATGCGTAAGACTAAAAACGAAATGCGCCGCTTGCAGGTCGCGGGTTTTTACCGGGACATCGAGCTGGGTGAACCCGTTGACTTCTTTACTGATATCGAGAAGAAAAAATCGGAAGAGGGGGGTTACACGCTCTCGAACGACAATCGGTATGCGGTCTACGAGATCCATGTGGACTACTGCCTCCCGGGAGTTGATGGTAATGACGAGGACGATGAAGGTCTTGCCAAGCCTTACGTTATCACAATTGACAAGGGCACTTCACAGGTTTTGGCGATTCGTCGGAATTGGGATCCCGACGATGATTTGCAGTTAAAGCGGCAGCACTTTGTTCATTACATCTATATCCCCGGGTTCGGGTTCTATGGCTTGGGACTCATCCATATTGTCGGGGGTTATGCCATCGCGGGTACGTCCATTATTCGGCAGTTGGTCGATGCCGGGACGCTTAGTAACCTGCCCGGGGGTCTGAAGTCCAGAGGCTTGCGAATTAAAGGTGACGACACACCGATTGCTCCGGGTGAGTTCCGAGATGTAGACGTGCCGAGCGGGTCAATCCGGGACAACATCATGACGATTCCATATAAGGAGCCGTCACAAGTCCTCGCTGCACTCTTAGAAAGAATTACTCAAGAAGGTCGTCGGCTCGCTGCGATCAGCGATATGAACATCTCCGACATGAGTGCGAATGCACCGGTCGGTACGACCTTGGCGCTCCTTGAGCGCACCCTCAAGCCCATGACGGCTGTTCAAGCACGGGTTCACTTTGCGATGAAGCAGGAGTTCAAACTCCTGAAAGCGATCATTGCCGAGTATGCCGACGAGCCGTATGACTATATTCCCGAGGGGGTGGACCGGCGAGCGCGGTCTGAAGATTATGCCGTGGTCGAGGTAATTCCGGTCAGTGATCCGAACGCTTCAACGATGGCTCAGCGGGTGATTCAGTATCAGGCTGCGTTCCAGATGGCGCAGCAAGCTCCGCAGATATATGACTTGCCATACCTCCACCGGCAGATGCTGGATGTGCTGGGTATTAAAAATGCCGAGAAGATTGTCCCGCTGCCTGATGATCAGAAGCCCCGCGATCCGGTCAGTGAGAATATGGGCGCTCTGACAGGTAAACCGTTGAAGGCGTTTATTTATCAGGACCACGACGCGCATATTGCGGCACATATGTCGTTTATGCAGGATCCGATGATCGCGGCATCTATCGGTCAGAACCCGATGGCGCAGCAGATTATGGCTTCGCTTCAGGCGCACATCGCTGAACACTTGGGCTTCTCGTATCGTAAACAGATCGAGGAGAGGCTGGGCGCTCCGCTGCCCCCGCCTGATGGTGAGATGTCCGAAGAGTTTGAGGCGCAGCTCTCGCGTCTCATTGCCGATGCCGGTAAACAGCTTACCCAGATGCACCAGCAGCAGGCTGCACAACAGCAGGCTCAGCAGCTTCAACAGGATCCGATGGTGCAGATGCAGCAGGCTGAGCTGCAGATCAAGCAGCAAGAAGTCCAGAGAAAAGCTCAGAAAGATGCGGCAGATGCTCAGTTGGCTCAGCAGAAACTCGCGCTTGAGGCGCAGCGTGTGCAGATCGATGCTCAGAAAGAAGGGGCTCGAATCCAGTCGCAGGATAGGCAGGCAGCTCGGAAGACCGAGTTAGACGTGCTGAAAACAATGGTCACTGCGAATAAACAGAACCAGAAACCAGCCGGTAAATAGGAGGGGATGTGTCAACAACCGTCTTTGACGTGCTGATTAAGAAAATCGAGGACCAGAAGTCCTCTGCTATTGCGGTACTGCAGTCAGGCAATATTGCTGACTTTGCTCAGTATCGGGATCTGTGCGGCTTGATTCGGGGTCTAGAGATCGCACAGCGGGAAATCAGAGACCTTGCTCAGAACTATATGGACGACGACAATGACTGAAGAAACTACTCAGGCTCCTCTGACTGATGATGAGCTTGAAGCGCAACTGCCGAAACCTGTTGGTTATAAGCTGCTGATCGCCCTGCCGAAAGTTGAAGAGACTTACGAGTCTGGACTGCTTAAAGCGGAGCGGACAATCCAGCAAGAACACGTGCTGTCTATGGTGGGTCTTGTGCTGGACATGGGTGCGCAGGCTTATAAAGATCCGGACCGCTATCCCACTGGGCCTTGGTGTCAGGTTGGAGACTACGTGTTGTTCCGGTCTAACAGCGGTACCCGGTTCCGTGTAAACGGGGTTGAGTATCGGTTCTTAAACGACGACTCCATCGACGGAGTTGTTGCTGATCCGCGTGGGATCACGCGAGCGTGAGGTTAATATGCCATTTGAAAAAGTAGAGTTTCAATTCCCCGATCAGGACAAGACGGACGAGAAGTCTTCTGTGTCTGAAAATCAAGATTTGGACAAAACGGACTCTAAAAAGGAGCCTGTGGTTGAGGACGTCCAGATTGAGATTGTTGACGACACGCCTCCAAAAGATCGGAATCGGAAGCCATCAACTCCCCCGGACGAGTTAACGGATGATGAGCTTGGAGAATATTCCGACAAGGTGCAGAAACGCATCAAGCACCTGTCAAAGGGGTATCACGACGAGCGTCGGAAAGCTGAAGCTGCCTTGCGTGAGCGTGAGGAAGCGATTAAACTTGCTCAGAAATTGTTGGAAGAAAACAACAGTCTAAAAGAGTCTGTTAATAAGAATCAGGAAACCCTGATTGAGCAAGCCAAAATCCGCGCAAAGGTCGAGTTGGAGCAGGCAAAACGAGAGTATAAACAGGCTTATGAGTCTGGAGATTCGGATAAAGTCGTTGCCGCTCAAGAGGCACTTACTGCTGCAAAAATCAAAGCAGAACGTGTATCCATCTTAAAAGCCCCCCCTTTACAAAAGCAAGAAACTACTGTACAACTATCAAATACCGACCCAGAACCAGCGGTTGATTCTAAAGCGGTTAATTGGCAAAAAGCTAATGACTGGTTTGGAGCCGACGATGAGATGACGAGTTTCGCTCTGGGCGTGCATCAGAAGCTCGTCAAAGAAGGTGTTGATACTCGCACTGACGAGTACTACGAGAAGATTAACTCTCGTATGCGTGAAGTGTTCCCGGATCGGTTCGCTGATGCCGAGGACGAAAAACCGGCTCCAAAGCCGCGCAAAGCTAGTGTAGTTGCACCGGTATCCCGAAGCACTGCGCCCACTAAAATTGTGCTGACGGAATCCGCTGTTAAGCTCGCTAAACGACTCGGATTAACGCCTGAACAATATGCCCGTCAGGTTGCTATAGAGATGAGGAAACAAAATGGCTGAAAATCGAATTGACCGTGAACTGAAGACCCGTGAAAGCACCGCTCGTCGGCGCTCTTGGCAGCGTCCTGAGTTGCTTCCGACTCCCAATCCGGAGCCCGGATACGAATTTCACTGGATTCGTATCAGTATGGCTGGTCAAGATGACCCCAGAAATGTTTCTTCAAAATTGCGTGAGGGCTGGGAACCCGTCAAAGCTGTTGATCATCCCGAGATCACGCTCATGATGTCTGAGAGCGATAGGTTCAAGGACAACATCGTGATTGGTGGATTGATGCTTTGCAAAACCCCTGTCGAGTTTGTGGAAGAGCGTAATGCCTTTTATAGGGATCAGGCTTCCGCTCAGATCACATCCGTTGACAATAACTTAATGCGAGAGAATGACCCGCGTATGCCGCTCTTTAAGGAACGAAAAACGCAGGTCACTTTCGGTAAAGGTTCATAAATTCAGGAGCATGACATGGCTTACCCCACTGTTGATGCACCCTACGGTCTGCGTCCAGTCAATCTGATTGGCGGACTACCGTTTGCGGGTGCCACCCGTGCCATTCCAATCGCGTCTAACTACGGCACTGCCATCTTCTATGGCGACGTGGTTCAGTACAAGAACGACGGCACTCTCATCATTACGACGCTTCAGAACCAGACTTCGCCGGTTGCCGGTGTGGTTGGTGTGTTCCTTGGATGCTCGTACACGAATCCTTCGACCAAGCAGAAACTGTTCTCCCAGTACTACCCGGGCAGTATCGTTGCTGACGACATCGAGGCGTACATTTGTGACGATCCGAACGCGCTGTTCAAGGTTGTGAACTGCA